TTCTACTCGGCCTTTGTGGCCTGTGTAATCACATTCTGGGCAGGGGATCATCATGCTGTCTTCCTCCCTGTTTTTAAATTGTATTCAAAGCGCAAGCCGCCCAAGCAATCGCGGCAACGGATGTAATCGTAATACCCTTCTGTCTTCATTGCCTCATGTGCGGCCTTTCCCGATTTTGGGCTGCTGACAGTATCGACCCACTCCTCTGAGCCACCGTCTTTAATTCCAAATATTTTAAAACTTCTACGTGCCATTTTTCTCTCCTGATTGGTGGGGGCCGAAGCCCCCGTTGAATTAAATTTTGGTGGCTTTTAGAATACCTGACTTGCAGGCTTCGCGGTTCCAATCGGTTGTGCCGACAACTGTCCACCACCACTCTGTTTGCACTTCTGGATGACCCGCATACCAAGCAACGTAATATTCACCTGTGCAGAAACAAATTGCGCCAACGCCAAAATCTTCGGCGGTGATGTCTTTAGTTTCTCCATCGACACGATGCTCTACAGCGTGGTGCCATGTCCATTCAGCACCAGATTTGCCACCAGCAACAGGCTTTACGTTTGCAGGGTTTGCCAACTCAACTTTATAGTTGACGCCATTTTTTTCAACATGGCCCCCAGAATGTGCGCTGGCAACTTTGATGTCTCCCAAAAGTTCACCCTTAACGCCGTCTGTAAAATTAAATATTTTCATTTTCTGTCTCCTTGGATTTTTGAATTTTTGATCTTACCTAATACATATAGTGATACCCCAAGATATATCAAGGGGTATCTTTAAATAATTTATTAGTTGGGTGCTTTTATTTCCCAAGCGTAGGCCACGCGCTTGCGGCGGTGCTTGGATTTACGGACGCTGTGCCACTCGCCAGACTGGTTGTCGATGGTCTTGTCGCCCGACACCACAATGTAGTGGCCCGTGATGTTGACCAGATAGGTCTTCTTGCGATCACGGGTCTTGAGCCAAGCCGCCAGCGTAGGATTGTGTCTGGCATACGATCCAACATCACGGCAGTAGTGTAACGTCATCTGAATGCCATTGGCCCCCATGACCGTCTTCATGAGCTTGTTGCTCATGCCTGTGATCTTGCCGCGAAACGTGTGACACAGGCACACTTCATATGCGGCGTCATAGTGCTGACGCATGAACACAGCAGCGGCGTATGGGCCACACCATGTGTGGCGGCTCTTGCTGGTGCGGAGGGGGGTGTGGGCTTGGGCAGTTCTTGGAAGCATTGGATGGTCTCCTGATTGGATGGTGGGTGGATGGGGCGGTGGCCCCTGTTAAACTAAATAACGTGCAGCCGTCCATCTAGCAGCGATGGCGTTTTCAAGCCATTCGATGCAGCGATCCCATTGATCGGGGCGGTCAGTCAGGCTGATGTCAAAGCCAGCCAAAACAATGATTTCTTCCAGATACAAAGCCTTGTCAGTCTCACGGGCATATTGAGCTTTGACCGATTGGGTGGCGAGGGCTTGGATGGCTGCTTTAGTGATTTTCATTTTTTGTCTCCTGATTGAATAGTGGGTGGGGCGGTGGTTAATATTGCGACAATTCTTGTTCGGTCAGGCTGGCGTAAAACTCAGCAAATTCGTTTTTCAAGTTCCTATCGCCAATATACTCTTCAAAGCTCTCGACTTCATAACCACAAGCGCGACTTTCGCTCCTGTAATTATAATAAGCCTCCCGCTCCTGCTCCAGAAAACGCTGGCGCACATGATATTTGATGTGCTTTGCCTTAGCTTTTGCTTCAGTGATCGTTGCCATAGTCTGTCTCCTGATTTTTAATTTTTTCTCTTACACAATACATATAAGAAATATATCTGGGAGTACAATATCCCCAGATACATTTAATTAATATTTTTATTGATCGTCCAACAATTCATCAACACGGTTCATGTATATCGCCAGAGCGTGGCCCAAATCTTTGAGCGATGCTTTCTCAGCACACTCGCGGATAGTCACCCAAGGGTGTGGCTTGCCGTGCGGATAAATGTTCACAGAGTTCTCAGTGATCACTGGGGCTGGCACTGGCTCCACTGGCAGGCCAAGGGCATTTGCAGCCTCTGTCCTGTTGTTGAGCCACGCCAGCAAGCTGGGCTTATCAGTGGGAACGTCAGTCTGCTCCGCGCCAATTGTTTTGGCTTCGGCTTGCGTTCCGACCCACTGGCCTTTTGAGTTGGTATAGAGTTTCATTTTTGATCCTTTCTAGATCGTTGGATGAGGGGCCGAAGCCCCCCGTTGGATTATGAGTGAAATTTGCGAAGAACGTCCCAGTCTTCTGCCAGCGAATATAAGTTACCTCCATCGCCAGCCGAGCGTTGGTCATAAAGATAAACTAAATCAGCAGCGACCAGTGAGCCAAATGTGCCTTCAGCTTCTTTTTGGCCCCAGCCAGCTTCGACTAGATCGGAAGCATCAACCCATGTGAATGGATCGTCTTCTAAATCAGCGAGGGTTGAACCGCCCATGTTGCCAAGGCAACTTTTGATCAAAGCAGTCATGGCATTCACTTGATTGGCAGTAAGGTTTTTGGTTTCGATGCTCATTGGGTCTCTCCATTTTTTGAATTTTTCTTCCTACACAATACATATAGGCATTCTGATCGGAGATACAATAGCAGAATACAAATTAAATATATTTAATTAATATGGGGAAAGCCAAAATGGGCGACTTTCCCCCGATGAAATTTATGCCGCGATGTGATATAGCCAGCAATTCATGTGGCCTTTGCCCCCGTTCCTTGATCGGACGTGAGCTTTCTTAATGACCAAGCCAGCATCAACAGCGTGGCGAATCGTTCCACACACATTGTGAGAGTTTTTCTTCAGCAGCCGTGCAATGTCTTGGCTCGTCATTGGCCCATGCTTTTCCAACACTCTCAAGATCGGCGTAAACGCGCCAGTATCTGTCCGACTGCGCTTTTCCCCTCTATCGCACGGTAGCGGGGGGCGCAAAGGCTTGCCGTTTGGGCCTTTCGTTCTCGCTTGTAGTCTTTCAAATTCTAGCCATTTATTCATCTGTTCCCTCCCTCAGATTTGGTAATCGTTTTGTCTCAGTCCACTCACAAAGTTTTTCAGTTCCTGTCGCGCCAACCAAAGATCATTCTGTGCATCTGGCACTGGGCTTGTGCGATAAGCCTCCCCCTCTAAACGATCCACTTGGCCTCTCAAATGTCGCAGTTCAGCCTCATGCGCTGGTGTTAGTTTTTTCATTTTTCTACAGCCTCTTCAATAAATTTACGATAATCCACCGTTGATTTTCCACGGCGAAAACTGTTTTGTGAAAAGCCTTTTTTCCTGCCTTTCGCCCAAACGGAAGCACTCTTTTTTTTATTCGATGGCTCAGTGGTGATCATTGGGAATAGTGTAGGTTGCAATTGCAGGAACCAGTGATTTATATCTCGTCTGCGCCGTATCCCACCTTTCGTGATGCGCTCACACTCAAACCCCATTGATCTCCAAAAACCATTCGCTTCTATGTCCGATCCGCAGCGCAATGAAATTGCATTGCTTGCCATGACACTTGCCATCTTTATTAAAAAACGAACAAGCTCTGCACCATAAAGTTTTCCGCGCAAATCGTATTGAATACATGCTTGGTGTATTTTCAAAGTTTCTCCAAACGAGCCATGATAAATATATCCAGCAGGATCATTATTCACCCGTGCCAATAATATTCTGTGGTTATCGACTTCACGCTCAAAAACTTGTTTTGGATAAAATGCTAACTGTTCAGCGTTCTTTCTTTGGAGGCTGTCGATATACGTCAAATCAGACGCAATGGCAGGAGCAACTTCAATGGTCATTTTTTCAAAAACTCCAGCACTTGCTTCGACGCATCGCCTGCGCCCTTTCCAACGATTACAGTGTGGCCCACTGATCTCAAATATTCGATTACTTTTTTCTGATCGGGGGAAAGCCTGCCGCCCGTGGCCCTTTTCATTTCCACCCACAAATTGCAGGCGGGGATGTACAAGTCTGGTATTCCTCGTGTGACCCCCTCTGCCTTCAGCCGTGTTGCCACAGATATGCTGCGCTTCTCACCATTCGGGATAGCAAAAATCAAAGTGTGCGGATATTTGGCCCGAAACCAGTTCACAAAACCCACCTGTTCCGAATGCTCAGAGTGCTTAAAACGGTATGTCTTCGACACCCCAGTCAGCGATTGGGCCTTCTTGCGCCTCATATTTTCTCTCCACTTTTGTATAGTCGAACTGCACAACCTCAAAATATTTCGGATTGTATGTCGAGGGTTTTATTTTGATGCGGCTGGGCCAGTTCCAAAAATGACATTCATCCATTGCCTCGTCTGTCGTGTCAGCCCCAGACGCCAGCAATGACCGCCGCGCCTGATATCGACTGGCCGCATAGCCACCATGATTTGGACAAAGCCATTCGTTTACGCTTCGCATTCCGCAGTAGTATGTAACCTTGACCGAATCAGGTTTGCCCTCTTTGCGGTGGCGATGATAAAGGACGCTGTCCACATCTACCCATTCGGCCTTCACTTGGCCCGACAGCATGGCCCCATCGTAACTGCTGGAGCCGTGATTTAATGTGCGAGGTGGGAACTCATGGCCGCAGACGTGGCACTGCAACGCCGCCGCAGGACACATTGTTTGGCAAGCCTCGCACTGCTTGACGGGTGCCGCACCCTCTTCTGTCCTCGCAGATTTATCCTTGGGCTTTACCTTATCAATAAATCCGTGCCGCTCGACGTTGGCTCCGAAATCAAGCACCAAGCAATCAGTCTTGCCTTCGGCAATCCTAGTGCCGCGCCCAATCATCTGGACATACAGCCCCGTAGACGCTGTGGCCCTGACCAGCGCAACAACATCGACGGCAGGGTGATCAAATCCAGTCGTTAAGACGTTTACATTTATCAAGCATTTAATCTCACCGCTCTTAAAGTTTGCAATGGTTGTCTCCCGCACGGCGCTGCTGTCACTGCCAGTAATCACCTCGACTTCAATGTCGTGGTTTCCAAATTCGTCGGCCAGCATATGCGCGTGATCGACGCCGCTGCTAAACACCAACCAACTTTTGCGATCTTCGCTCAGTTCTACAATTTCTTCGACAGTCTTCCGCACCAGTTCGGGATCAGACGCAGCCGTTGCGAGGTCGCTCTCAATAAACTCACCGCCCCGCTTCTTTACATTGGTCAGATCGATCTGGTTCAGACCGCCCTTCGATATGACAGGCGAAAGGTATCCCTGCTCCATCAGCATATCGATTGGAATGTCATGGGCAATGCCGTCAAAGATAGCGCCCTCGCCTTTGTGCAAATATCCTGTGTCGAGCCGATACGGCGTGGCTGTCAGACCCACCACTTTAATCGCGGGATTGCACACCTTCAGATCGGCAATAAAACGATTGTATCGCGTCTCCGTATTCTTGGGCAGCATATGTGCTTCATCGATTAAGATCAGGTCTGGCGCAGGGATGATGTCATAAGCGCGTTCCCAGACCGACTGGATGCCTGCGAAGGTAATCGGGCGGTCCAACACCTTCTGTTTTAGCCCTGCACTGTAAACCCCGTAATCAGCCTCTGGATACATTTTCAGCAGGCCATTGGCCCCCTGCTCCAGCAACTCTTTTACATGCGTCACAATCATCACACGGGTGCCAGCAAATGACATAGCGTCCTTTACGATCTGCGCTATGATGGCCGTTTTCCCCGACCCCGTTGGGGCCACGATCAATGGATTATCGCCCGACTTGCCTGCCCAGTAGTTGTACAAACCATCGACGGCTTCTCTTTGGTAATCGCGTAATTCAAAGGTCATGGGACAGAACTCCTTCTTCACGTTGACTTTTCTTCATCAAACAAATCACCCAAGGCCGCTGTGCGAAACAGCGCGGGTTCTTGGGCTAATCTTTTCATTTGTTTCGTTTCAAAAAACCCAATATATTGCGGATTGTTTATCATAAACAGGCGTGTAAACAGGGCAATGAAGTCGTTAGATATTTTGTAATCATCCCCTTTTGTCACAATAGAGCTTTCCCATCGTACTCTGTTAGCAATTAGCCACCCGCTTAGTCTTAAATGCCCCCTGTAAATGGCTTGAAGAGTGTATCGCTCAAACAACCTGTAAAACTCAGGGTTTAAATTGTGCCATCTTAACCACTTTTTCCCCAAACGGCTTTTGCTTAACATTTTAAAAAATTCATCCTCGGTCATTGTTTTTCTCCAGTTACAATCTTTCCCAGAAAGTCATCAGCATCTTTCTGCGCCTTCAAGATTGTTTTTTGGCTCATAATCGGGACACCTATTTCGTCATTGTCCAAATCGGCTGAGATGTTATCTGCAACATTGTTTGACACACGATCTTTTATTTTATGCCATTCCAAATTTAACGCAAACATTCCAAGCAGCACCGTAAATATACAGGCCATTTCTTCCTGCTCAATTTCGTCTGGCAAAGTTAAGTACAGAGCATTAACGATATCCATCATTTCACTTGGCGTCTTCATTAAACCTCTCCCTCAATTCCTCGCTGTTGTCTTGATTGCGGATGACGCCTTGTGGCGTTTGATACTCCACGAAATCATC